ATGTGCGCTTTGCGGACACCACGCTGGTGGATGATGCCATCAACAACAACGCGATTGAACTGGAGCTCGCCTACAAGCTCGCGGGGCTGGATGGCAATAACTTCTCACTCACATGGACATTCCATGAAGTGTATCTGCCACGGCCGCGCATCCCCGTTTCGGGGCCAGGTGGCGTGCAGGCGAGCTTCAACTGGCAAGGCGTGTACGACGATGCACTCAGCAAATCCGCTACTGTCGTTCTGAAAAACGATATCACCAGCTACCCATAAGGAGGTTTTATGCTTAGACTGAATCTAAAGAAAGAAGCCTATTGGATGGAGTTACCCTCTGGTGTTAGGCTCAAAGTCCGTCCGCTTTCAAGCGCAATTATGAGCGCGGCGCAGGCTGCGGTCATTAAGCAGATCAGCGACTGGCGACAGGAGATCAAATCACGATCTGAAATTGGCGCAGATGTTTCCGACATCCCTGATGTGGATGACGAACACACCCGTATTGGTTTGACCGAGGCGCTGCTGGTCAGTTCGCTTGCCCGTGGTGCCATCATCGCCTGGGAAGGTGTGATAGATAAAACGGGGAATGCAATCGCTCCCATCAATGACCAGACTATCAGGGAACTGATGACCATCTGGTTCGTGGCGCAGGACTTCTGGAAACAATATTCCGCGGAAATATCGCTGCTGGAAGTCGAGGGAAACGTCTCAAGGCTCGCTGTAAATGGCACTTCGGCGGCGGGTCAGGATATTGCAGAGGATGCCAAGAAGAAAATCTCCCCTGCAGCAGAGGCGAACCCAGCCACCTGACAGGAGAGTTATGCCCTTACATCACAAACGAAGCCATCACTCAAGAAGGTTTTGAAGCCTGGGAGGTGCTGACGCGCTGTAGCGGGCAACTTAATTACTACCCAAATGGCAGGATCGCAGGGTTCAATATTCAAACCATTCTAACCGTAAGTCAGGCACTTGGTTACGATGTCAGCGCACAACTGCAGCTGCTTTATTACGCAGAAAAAGGCTTAGGCGAGGCAATTAAAGAATATGGCAACAGCAACGCAGAACATTTCAATCAGGATAGCGGTTCTTGACGGCGATAAAACCCGCCGCGAATTAACCCTTACTGGTGAAGCTGGACAGCGTGCGCTTGCCAAAATCAAGGAAGCCACGGCTCCTGCCAGCAGGTCGCTGACGGCAGTCAATGTAGTCAGCGAACAAGTCCGCTACGGTATGGAAAACCTTGCTGGCGGCACTGGCTCACTTGGTGCAAGCCTCTCACGCCTTGGCCCGATTGGGTTAGCCACTGCCGCTGTCATTGGCTCATTGGGATTGGCAGTTGCTGGCGGTATCCGTGAGTTCAAAGAAGCAGAACAGGCTCTCAATCAGCTGAACGCTGCTCTCAAAGCCACGGATTCCCGTGCAGGCGTTACCTCTGCCCAGATCACTGCGCTGGGAGAAGCAGTTGAAGGCAACACGCTGTTTAAGAAAGAAGTGATCCAGCAAGCTGCTGCTTCGCTCACTTCGTTCCAGAGCATCGCTGGTGAGACTTTCACTCGTGCGCTGAAGCTATCTGCTGATCTGGCCGTGCGGCTTGGCACGGATGTGCCTTCCGCGGCTGATATGCTAGGCAAAGCATTAGAAGCCCCAGAAGAAGGGCTTGGCAGGCTGGCACGGAAGTTTTCTGATTTGTCTCCCGCACAGAAAGACGCGATCGACAACTTCGTGAAAATGGGTGATGTCGCCTCTGCCCAGGTAATCATCCTTGACCATTTGGAATCCAAAACCAAAGGGTTGGCGGAATCGCAGGCGCAAGGATTAACGGGTGCTGCTGACGCATTGGGCGATGCATGGGACGATTTGCTTGAATCCTTCGGCAAAACTGTCAGCGAATCTGGTTCGGCACAGGTCAGTCTTGATCTGCTAACCAAAGCGGTTCGCGGTTTGCAGGAAGCTCTTTACCCCACACGTGATCAGCGCAAGAGCCAGCTTGAAGAAGATATTGCCGATATGGAAAACAGCTTCGGCACAAAACTCGATCGCTTTGTTCTTGGCAGTGCGCCTGAACTGGATGCCAAAAAGCGTGAGCTTGAAAAGATCAACGAGGAGATCGCCGCCGAGCAAAAAAAGGCCGATGAAGAACTGCAGAATGCCCGCACTGCGGCTGAAAAGGTAGCCGCCGAACGCCGTAACAATCAACTCATTGAGCTGCAAAAAAAATATCTGAAGGAATATGAGGATGTCACCCTCACGGCGCAGCAGAAGATACTAAAGGAGTCCAATGAACGCCGCAGGCAGATTCTGGCTTTGAATAAAGGTGACACCAATAGTGATACAGCTCTTAAAGCGTTGTCAGCACTGGATGCATCGACAAAAGCAAAAATTGCGGAGGCAAACAAAGCGGATACTCGTAGCGCAGTGTCTGTTCCGAAAGATGAAGCGGCAGAAAATCGTAAAAAGGCGATTGAAGAAATCAATCGTGCGCTTCTGCAAACCAAGCCTTCCTATGATCTGGCAAAGCAAGCCCTTGATGAATGGAAGGCAAACCTAATTGACAACCTGGGTGGTGCAACCGCAGCCAATCAGGAATATATCGACAAGATCGAACAGATTTACACGGTAAAACTGAAGCAGATTTACGATAAGTCCCTGGTTGACAGCAACAAGTGGGAAGATGGCGCAAGCCGTGCGCTCAAACGCTATGCCGATGAAGCCACCAATGTGGTCAAGAATACTGAACAGCTTTTCAGCACAGCCGCAACCAAGGTGGAGGATACGCTTGTGGATATGATTTCCACTGGTGAGTTTTCTTTCAAAAAGCTGGGCAATCTGGTGCAGTCCATTGAGCAGGACATTCTGCGAATATTCATTCGTCAGCAGATCACCGGCCCGATTGCGGGTGCGCTTGGTGATTTTGTTAAAAGCAGTGGCGGCGATATTTTCGGAAGCATCTTCCATGACGGAGGTATTGTTGGTGCTTCGAATGTAGCCCGGCGCGCTATACCAGCCTATGCCTTTGCGGGAGCACCACGCCTTCACAACGGCCTGATGCCTGACGAGTTCCCCGCTATTCTGCAGAAAGGTGAAACCGTCCTGCCCAAAAATACCAGTTTGGGCGGCGGGGGGGCAGTGGTCAACCAGACCATCAATGTCACGGTTAATGCCAGCGGGGGTGGCAGCGATCCCGCCATGGCCAAAAATCTGGCGGCGGAGATTGGGCGACAGGCCGAGGCAGGGGTGCGTGCCATTATTCGGCAAGAGCGGCGGCCAGGCGGCGACCTATCCAATAGCGTGAGGCTGTAAATGCCGATTCAAACCTTTACCATTGCCACCCCCCAGGTGGGCAGCAGCAAAAAGGTGGCCACCCGCATCAAGCAGGCCAGCTTTGGTGATGGTTATAGCCAACGCAGCGGCGACGGCATCAATGTGGTTAAAGAAAGCTGGGATCTGCAATGGACGCTGGTCAACGCCACCATTGATGCGATCGAGGCGTTTTTGGTGGCCAGGGCGGGCTATGAGGCCTTTTTGTGGACACCACCAGGCGGCACGGTGAAAAAATTCATCTGCCAAAGCTGGAGTAAGCAGCCATTGGCGGGGGGGCGGGCATCGATCAGCGCCACCTTTGACCAGGTGTTTGATCCGTGACGTTACGCGCACGGGCGCCCCGCATTTGGGCACCGCCAACCATTCAGCAGGTCAGCCAGCAATCTGACCCTGGTCAGCTGGTCGTTTTGTTCACCGTCGATGCCACCGCGTTGGGGGGAAGCGTTTATCGCTTTACCAATTCGGCATCCGCGACCGCCTTTATCACCTTTCAGGGGCAGAATTATGCGGTGTTGGATTTCCAGGCTGATGGCTTTGAGGTGCGCGGGGATGGGCGATTGCCGACCCCCACCCTGAAAGTGTCAAACGCCCAGGCCTTGTTGTTGGCGGGTGTTATCGCCCTCAATGACCTGTTGGGCGCAACGGTGACGCGGCTGCGAACCTTTTCACAATTTTTGGATGGCGCCGCCAACGCCGACCCGAACGCCTATTTTCCTTTGGAAGTTTACAAGATTGAGCAAAAAACCGCCCACAGCAAGCTGGAACTGGCCTTTACCCTGTCGGCGGCCATCGACCAGGAAGGGCGGCGGCTGCCCAATCGCCCCGTGCTGCGCGACAAATGCACGCACCGCTATCGGATCTGGAATGGCACCAGCTTTGATTACAGCCAGGCAACCTGCCCCTACACCGCGGCGGTCTATTATGACGAGAATGGCAATATGGTTTCAACAGCAGCGGGCGACAAATGCGGCAAATCCCTGGGCGATTGCCAGCTGCGCTTTGGCAATCAGCCGTTGCCGACCAGGGCGTTTCCTGGCGTGGCAAGGGTAAGAGCATGATGGTCAACCAGGATGCCATCGCGGCCATTAAGCAACACGCGCTTAGCGAGTATCCAAAGGAGGCGTGTGGCGTGCTGTTGGCATCGGGCGGCTATGTGGCGTGTCAAAACATGGCCAGCAACCCGCATGAGCAATTCATGATTGACCCGCGGCAATGGCGGCGGTTGACGAAAAGCCAGGATAGCGTGGTGGCGGTTGTGCATTCCCACCCCGATCGCAGCGCATCACCATCAGAGGATGACATGCGGTCGCAGATCTCCACAAACCTGCCCTGGGGGATTGTCGCGGTCAGCGGCGGGGTGGCCAGTGACCCACTATGGTTTGGTGATGGCCTGCCCATCCAACCTTTAGAGGGACGCAGCTTTGTGCATGGCGTGACCGATTGTTACAGCCTTATCCGCGATTGGTATCGCCTGAACAGACAGATAACCTTGGCCGAAATCCCACGGAATGATGATTGGTGGTCGCATGGCCAAAGCCTGTATGAGGATCATTTTGGCGCGGTCGGGTTCTATCCTATCGATGCCGCACAATTGCAAGAGGGGGATGTGGTGTTGGCCAGGGTGTTAAGCAAAGTTACCAACCACGGCGGGATTTATCTGGGCAACGGCTTAATCCTGCACCATTTGTTTAACCGCCTGTCGCGGGTTGAGCCATTGGCGCGTTGGCAGCAGTTGATAACCCATTGCCTGCGCCATGGCGACCATTAACCTTGCGGGGCGCTTAGGGGCGCTGTTTACCCCGACCATCAACTTGAATGTTGCCACCACCACCGAGGCTATTCGCGCCTTGCGTGCCAATTTTGGCCAGCAATTTGTTGAGGAATTGCGCCAGGGCAGCTATCGGATCAGCCGTGGCGAGGTGGATTTGGGGCTTGAGCATTTGCCGATTGCCCTGGGCGATGCGCCATTAACCATCGAACCCGTGGTGGCGGGTGCCAAAAACGGCGGGGTGGGCAAAGTCATTCTGGGCGCGGCATTGATAGCAATATCGTTCTATGCACCCATCGCATCAACCACTCTTTTTACGGGGGTCAGCGGGGCAACGGTCTATCTTGGCGCAACCGCCTTTAGCCTGGGGTTGGGGGCGGTGCTGGGCGGGATTACCCAAATGCTAACCCCCGTGCCGCAAGCCAATGATTATTCCAGCCGTGAACGGCCAGAGGATCGGCCAAGCCTGTTGTTCAATGGGGCGGTCAACACCTTAGAGCAGGGCGGGGCGGTACCGCTGATTTACGGCAAGCACCGGGTGGGGTCGGTGGTGATCAATGTCGGATTGAAAACGGAGCAAGCCTAATGCTGAAAGCCATTACAGGTTCAGGCGGCGGCGGTAAAGGCGGCGGCGGGGGTGGCAGCATCCCAACCGAAGCCCCCAACACCTTAAAATCCATCACCACCGCCCGCATCATCGATTTGTTGGGCGAGGGGGAGATAGGGGGGTTGGTCAACGGTGCCCAAAGCATCTTTTTTGACAACACCCCGCTGCAAAACCCCGATGGCAGCTTTAACTTCACGGGCATCAGTTTTGAACAGCGGGTGGGATTGCCCGACCAACAGGCCTTTGCGGGATTCCCCGCCATCGAAAGCGAATCCCGCGTTGGGTCAAAGGTGACCAACGCCGCGCCCGTGGTGCGCGCCATAAGCAATGCAACCTTGGATGCGATTCGCCTGAAGGTGCAGGTGCCATCGTTAAATCAGTTGCTATCCAGCGGGCAACTGGTCGGGGCAGAGGTGATGTTTAAGATTGAGGTGCAGCCGAATGGCGGCGCTTATACCGCCCAAAAGCTGGGCACCAGCCAACAAAGCTTTGGCGGCCTGCAGTCGCCCGCCAACACCACGGGATTGGCACTGGTCATCAAGCCCGATTTTCAAGTTAGAAGTTATGGCAGTTCGACCGGCTGGTGGTACAGCTATGGCTATAGCTACACGGTGGAATATCGCAAACAGGGCACCACCCCCTGGTTGATGATGGGCAGCGCATCGGGCAGCACCAGGGAAAATGACGACAGCTTTAACCATTCGGTCAGCAACCTGGTCAGCGGCATTTATGAATTGCGCCTGACAAGCTGTTCGATTGTATCGGCCTTGGCCACTGTCCCCAGTGAGGGGATTCTGATTTCTGGCAAAACTGTCAGTCCGTATGAGGCGGAATATCGCATCGACCTGCCCGCGGGGGGTGCGCCATGGAACATTCGGCTTAGCAGGATAACGGCGGACAGCACCGCCACCACCCTGAACAACGACCTGTATTGGTCAAGTTACACCGAAGTCACCGATCAAAAGCTGATTTACCCCGACACCGCCATGGTCGGGTTGCAGGTGCAGGCATCGGCCTTTGGGGGCGGCATCCCCGCCCGCGGTTATGAGGTTTATGGCCGCATCATCAAGGTGCCCATCAACTATGATCCCATCGCCCGCACCTACACAGGGTTGTGGAATGGCACCTTTAAGTCCGCCTGGACGGATAACCCCGCCTGGGTGGTCTATGACCTGCTGACCGATAAGCGGGCGGGATTGGGCGACAGCATCGCCGCCGCCAATGTCGATAAATGGGGGTTGTATGAAATCGCCAAATACTGTGATGAGCTGGTCAGCGATGGGACAGGCGGGCTGGAACCGCGTTTTCGCTTTAACGGGGTGATTGCCACCGCCGCCGATGCCTATCAGGTCATCAATCTGGTGGTATCCAGCATGCGGGCGATGACCTATTGGTCGGCGGGGGGTGTGGCCTTTGCCCAGGATTCGCCCGCCACCCCGACCCGGTTGGCCAGCCCCGCCAATGTGGTCGATGGCTTGTTTGTCTATGCAGGCACGCCGCTGAAATCCCGCCATTCGGTGGTGCAGGTGACCTGGAACGACCCCAGCGATGGCTATCGGCCAGCGGTCGAATTGGTTGAGGACAGCACGGCCATTCAGAATTACGGTTGGCGGCCGACCGATGTGGTGGCCTATGGCTGCACCAGCAGGGCGCAGGCGATACGGCTGGGCAAATGGTTGCTGGATACCGAAAAGAATCAAAACCAAACCGTGACCTTTCGGGCGGGCTTTGATTACGCCGATTGCCGCCCTGGTGAGGTGATTGCGATACAGGATCCCGACTATGCGGCGGCCAGGATGGCGGGGCGGGTTATGGCGGCCACCACCAACAGCATTACGGTCGATAACCCGATAGAGGTGGTGGCGGGTCAAAGCTATAGCCTGGCGGTGGCCTTGCCCAACGGCACCATCGCCACCGCCGCCATCACCAACAGCGCAGGCAGCAGCAGCGTGCTAACCCTGGCCAGCACGTTAGCCCAAACCCCCTTGGTGGGGGCGATGTGGATGGTCACCGCCAGCAATCTTGCGCCCCGCCAATTTCGTGTGTTGGCGAAAAAAGAGCTGGAACCGCATCTGTTTGAAATCACCGCCCTGCTGCATGACCAAACCAAATACGCCCGCGTGGAGCAGGGTATCACCCTTAGCCAAGCCGCCAACAGCTTGGTGGAAACGGGGCAGTTAAAGCCGCCCCTGAACCTGGCCTCGCAAGAGTTTCTGTACCAAAGCATCGCCAGTGTTGAGGCTGGCGTGACCATCAGCTGGCAACCCAGCCCTGATGCCCGCGCCCGTTATTATGAAGTGGAATTGGCGGCATCGGGGCAAAGCTTTTTGCCGCAGGGGACGGTAACAGGCGGCGGGCTGGACATCAAAAACATCAGCGCGGGGCTGTATCGGGTGCGGGTGCGGGCAAAGGACGGCCTGTTAAGCAACCCCAGCCCGTGGTTAGAGGCCAGCATCACCATCTATGGCAAGGCCGCGCCGCCCGCCGATGTTACAGGCTTTGCCGTCAACATCATCGATGGCCAGGCCTATCTGTCATGGAACGCGGTTACCGATCTGGATCTAAGCCATTACTGGTTGCGCTATAGCCCCCTGACCGTGGGGGCAAACTGGGCGGGTGCCACCGACCTGGTGGTAAAGGTCAGCAAAACAGCGACCAGCGTGGCCGTGCCCGCCATGGTTGGCACCTATCTGATTAAGGCAGTCGATGAATCGGATAGCAGCAGCAGCAATGCCGCGCTGGTGACCAGCACCATCAACGCCCTGGACGGTTTGAATTTTGTTGCCACCCTGACCGAAAGCCCAGGCTTTGTCGGCAGCAAAACGGGGGTGTACCTGTCGCCAACAGGGTTGGTGTTGGATACGGCAGAGCTGTTTGATGCGGTGGCGGGCTTGTTTGACAGCCGCACAGGCCTGTTCGATAACGGCACCCGCCTGGCCACAGGCAGCTATCAGTTCGCCAGCCCCTATGACCTGGGGGCGGTCTATACCAGCCGCCTGACCGCTAGCCTGACCGTGGGGGTTGCCGACTTTTCCAACAACCTGTTTGACGATGCGCCAGGCTTGTTTGATGACCGCGCGGGGTTGTTTGATACCACGCCCGATGATGCCTGTTTCACGCAGCTGTATATTTCGACCACCAACGACAACCCGTTGGCATCGCCAGTATGGTCGGCATGGAAGCCGTTTATTGTTGGCGATTACACCGCCCGCGCCTATCGCTTTAAGTTGGATTTGTCGACCAACAACCCGCTGTATTCACCGCGGGTTAGCGGCCTGTCGGTGCAAATCGATATGCCCGACCGATTGCTGGTCAACAACGATGTGGTCTGCCCCGCAGGCGGCCTGACCATCGCCTATGCACAACCGTTTAAGGAAAAGCCAGCCTTGGCGATTGCCGCGCAAAACATGGCAACAGGTGACACCTATGCCATCACGGCGGCCACCAAAAACGGCTTTACGATTCAGTTTTTCAACAGTGTCGGCACGGGTGTTTCCCGCACCTTTGACTGGCACGCCAAGGGCTTTGGCCAATCAACCTAAGAGGTATCAATGGCACAACACGACTATGTTTTGGATAACCAGGGCTTCGGCGCTATGCGGGCGGATATGAATCTAGCCTTAGCTGCGATCGCTTCTGGCAATTCTGGCAACACAGCTCCCCCGACGGTCTATCCTGGGCTGACATGGGTGGACACCTCTGGCACGCCCTGGCTGGTGAAGCAATATAACGGCACGCAGTGGGTGACGCTCTATGGTATCAACGCTACCACCCACCTATCGGACATCGTGCGGGGCGGAACGGATTCCAAGCTGTTGGCCACCACCGCGCTGGCCAATATCTCTAACCTGCAGGCCATCACCTACGCGGCCGCCACCGCCATTACCGCGGCGGCCACCACCGACATCACCAACACCACCGACAACATCGACCTGGCGGGCAGTGCGGTCACGGTGACCGCCATCACCGCGCCCGCCGCCTTAATCGGACGGCGGATTCGGGTGCGCGTCACGGGCAGCAACATCACCGTTAACAACGGCGGTGGGATCACCGTGCCCAACGGCGTGTCGGCCAGCTTTAACGCGGGCGACCTGTTCACCC